GAAAACTGCCTTACTGACTTTATGCCAGTGATTAAGCTTATTGTTGATGACTACCCTGAGTATGCGCATGTTTACGACAAAATGGCGAGCGTACTAGAGGCGGTTCAAGTTCATGACGATCTAAGCCTGATTGAGTTTTCATAGCGATGTTAACGAATCAACCTCTTAATTTAGAAACCCTTAGACTATCGAGCATAGCTAAGGGTTTAATTTCTTCTATTAGCGATATCGACAACCACAACTATTTGGCGCGTGGCTTACAAAGTGTGCCTGTGCCATTACAAAGCCGAATAGCACGTAAATACATTGACCGATATAACCAAAAGAAAGCGGGGAGTGAGTACCGTGCGAATACATGGTTGCGCCGTACTATAAACCGATTAAAACCACGCTTTGGCGTGTTGTTCAGTATTACTCAAAATATGCCATTACCGTGGCATATTTTAAGTAGTGTTGAGAAAACAAAAAAACATGCCGGTGACTTGGCAATTGAATGTGTGCAAATAGCCCTTGATGTGAGCGAAGAGCATCAAACGTTAGAGTATGAGCAAATACTCAGGTTCACATATGAAGCGGTAGCCGAACATGCAAAAGCCATTGGTGTAAACGTGCCGTTTTACGCCATGCGTGATGATGACTTACCGAGTGAATGCTTTGAAATTGCACTTCTGAAAATGCAGTGTGATAAATGGTGGACTCGCCAACTAAAAACCCTACGCCGACAATTTATAGAGCTATTAGAAATAGCCACAGGGCAGGTGGGTAAAGACCTTTATTACGACAAAAAAAGCGAAAAGTCCAAACGCCGTGGTATTAGCCCGTATTCATCAAAACAAGCGCAGCGTGAATTTAGCTTTGCGCAAGCAAGCGGACGGCAGTTCCTTGAAATGATGGAGCTACAAAGCAGCGATGGTGAAGTAATAAACCTGATAGATGCTGTTAAAAGCGGTATGGCAAACCCTGCTAACCGTCGTAATGAGCTAATGCTACGTATACGCGAAACCGAAGAGTTAGCCGACGAAATGGGTTACACAGGTGTATTTTACACCATTACATGCCCTGCGCGTTTTCATGCCAATGCAAGTACGTGGGACGGTTCAACCCCTAAAAATGCGCAAAATTACCTTACCCGCACGTGGGCGCGAGCCCGTTCTAAATTAAATCGTCGTGACCTTAAATATTTTGGTGTGCGCGTAGTTGAGCCACACGCCGACGGATGCCCGCACTGGCACATGATGTTATTCATGCCTAAACATAAGGTGCAGGAAATCAATGCAATTTTACGTTGGTACTTTATCCAAGAAGATAAAACCGAGCTTTACGATCGTTATGGCCCTGAACTTACCCGCGCCAAAGTATTCAACAAATGGGTAAATGTAGATAAAGAGGGGACTCACCTTAAGCTAGTAGAGGCTTGTGTTGCTTATCGAGCCAACACAGAAAAAGCTCGTTTATTTAAAATCTATAAGCAAAAACGCCAAGAGTGGGGCTTTAAAAAAAAGCAAGGCAAAAAGGCGAAAGAACCAAGCAAGTTTTACCGTACTTTTTCCCCGCGCTTTGATGCTGTGATCATGGATAAAAATAAGGGTAGTGCAGCTAGCTATATTGCTAAATACATAAGCAAAAATATTGATGGTTATGGTGTTAATGATCATGAAGATGCAGAAACTGGTGAAAGCTTAACGAGCCAGGTTAGTCCTGTTTTAGCCTGGGCAAGTACGTGGAATATCCGCCAGTTTCAGTTTCAAGGTTCGCCAAGTGTCACCGTTTATCGTGAACTACGCCGTATGCGTACAGCACTTGATGACGACGAGTTTGAGCCAATCCGCCAAGCTGCGGATGCTGCAAACTGGAAAGACTACGTAAAATTACAAGGCGGCATGTGTATAGGCCGCGATGCTAATTTTAAAACGCATTACGAAGAAACCCCGCAAGGTAATGACTACGCTGAATTGGTGAAGCGTATTAAAGGCGTTTACCGCACTATGACAAATAACCCGCTGATAACCCGCCTAGTCCAGTGGAAAAGACAACTCAAAGGTACAGCAGAGAAAACCGCAGCTAAAGACACCACCAACGTCGGCGCAGCCGACCTATCTTGGACTAGTGGTAATAACTGTACGCCCATAGCCACGGGCTCTAGGGACGAGTTGTTACTTGATATGGTGGGTTATGACAAAAAAGAGATCGAACAGGTTAAAAAGGATCTAATTTCGGGTAAAAGGATCAGGCGAAACGACCAAATTTACCAAATACGAAATGGTCAATTACAAGTTCTGGACGAAGCCGACCAACAAAAACATGAAAAACGACTCGCTATTGAATATCGAGCGAAAACACTCGCCCAAAAATCGGGTAGTTGGCATGTAACAGATGCACATAGACAACAAGCGAGAGAATTAATAGAGCTTGCATACACATATGCTGAGCATGATGGCCGTGACTCATTGATTGTAACAAAACACGATAAGGGCCTTATTAAAATAGGGGATTGGGATCTAGCCCTGTTAGTTAATGATGACCAAGCGTCAGCTGTCAGTGAAAACGATTGGTGGGAAGTGGATTTGATGGCCTAGAGAAAGCATGATTATTTTATTATAAAAGTATTATTGGAGATCTCTATTCGTTCTCTAAGTTCTTATTCTTACTTTAACAGGCTGATTAATGGTGCTTTTAAGAGCTAAATTTATACCCTGTTTAACTATTTTTTTACACTGAACTTTTTAGGTGGAATTATTATGTGATTAGATATAAGTATTTTGGGATAATATAAACTACTAAAAGGAAATCAAATAAACTATTAGGTGTATATGAAACTTTATAAGTACTGCCCTCCTGAGCGGAGTGATATTCTAAAAAATCGTCAAATAGCATTTACCCTTCCATCAAACTTTAATGATCCATTTGACTGCTTGCCATCCTATAAAGAAAGTAAAGTACTAAACCCAATAGGACAAAGAACTTTTTTCATACAGATTGATCCCTCAGACAACGTTGATCCAAAAAAAAATGAGAGGTTGAATGCGGAAATAAAAAAACATGTCGAGAAATCTTCTGAAATTGATCCGAGCTTCACTCTTGATGCGATCATTCAAGTTCCACCTTTATGCAGCAAGGAAGATGAGGCCGCTTTAACAATGGGGTTTCGAGGAAGTATGCAAGTAGGAGCACAAGATAACAAGTTAATCCTATCTCTGTCAGAAGAAAGAAATAACTTGCTTATGTGGTCACATTACGCAGGAGAGCATTCAGGGTTTATAATTTCATTTGATACCAGTCATGATTACTTCAACCCTGTGGGGAGGCATTTGGGAACCCCAGGCAAACTTCATCAAGTAGTTTACACTTCACGCAGACCAAATGGTATTGTTGGAACCCTTCCTCTACATGAAGCTTTACTAACAAAAAGCTTAGACTGGCAGTCTGAGAGAGAATGGCGAATTATACAAGAGAGAGGAAATGCATCAAAAAATATTATTGTAGATGGTAAGAGCATTCATTTGTTTGATATCCCGCCAAGCTGTATCAATGAAATAATTTTAGGGGCTAGATGTGCGCACCTCGTCGAAAGTGAAATTAGTCAAATATTAGCTTCCAATACAGATTGGTCCCACGTCAAGTTGCTACGAGCAAGCCCAGACAAACAACTGTACCAATTAAACTACTGCACACTCGATACTACATCAAATTAACGCAGGTTTTAGAAGAGCGCTACTAGCTTTAAGCGATATTAGCGTGATTTACTTTGTACTAAAGGCCTATCAATTCTAATTGTTCTTCACGTGGCAAGCTTTTAATTAATGATGCGGCCAATTGTTGAGTTGTTCGATGGGGTGGGTTTAGGTAATGTTTAAATGCTAGTGTACTAACAAACGTTGCCCCACAGTTTTTAACGTCAGTACATGAAATATAGAGATCAGCTACATGGGTTGATTGATTTTCTCTTGATGAAATAGTCGCTTTACTTCCACAGTTTGGACACGTTACTCGCATAGCATTACCAACCCCAAATAGTTAAATTACATATACTGTTATTATATACAGTATATGATTGTTGGCAAAAATGATTTAACAACAATATAAATTGTGGTAATTGTATTGAGTGTTTGGTAATAAGTTTCAGTTATGATTTATTGGAGTGAATATGGAATTTTTAGGTGATAATGAATATAACGAGTTTTTGCAGACTTTAATTGATAGCGATCATCTTGATGGCCCAGCATTGGGTATCACAAAAAAAGTAATCAAAGAAGGAATTGGTTCACTATCTGAAAAGCAAAAATTTGCCTTTCAGAAACAGGTTGATGAATATATCAGTGGTGGATGCTCAAGGTGCGGGGCTGATATTCCTTGGAGTGAAATGTATGAAGCATATCACAATGGTGGTATGTGTGGATGGTGTGAACATATGGATGGTAAATCAAACTAGTTTTAATAGTTCTTTTTAGGTTTGTATACCTAAATCAAACTTAAGTTTTAACTTGCTGCCTACTTCAGGATCTTGTTCAACCGCATCGATCATATTTTTGATTAACGGTTTTGTTTCGTTTTTAAAATACATAGCATCGTATTTAGTCGGGTCGCCAAGGCCTGCTGTGTTAGATGGAATAATGCCAGACAAGCCTGGCGGAAAACGATGAGCGTTCAACACATCTTGTGCTGATACGTTCTTAACGTTCATAAACTCGTCTTTACTTTCAAAGTTGCCGACAGGGATTATTTGTAAGCCTTTCTCTTTACCGTTGGGAATATTCACGAACAATGAGCGGAAATTTCCCACGCCCTTACTATCTTGAATTTTCTCTTTGATATCGTCTTCAACTTCAGGGTCTAAATTAGGATCAGTGGCATACATGATAAACCCCATGTGTGCGCCATTGATATAGTATTTACGGCGGAATAGGGTTGCATCTTCATTTAAAAGTGTAGCTTGTAAACCGCCTAGGTAATCAGGGCAACCATATACTTGTTGAACAGGATCATATTGTTTAATCCAAATAATATCGCGGGCTTTGTATTTTCTTACTTGGCTGTTCCGTTCAAGCACCACGGCGCCACCATCCCCAGTTGCGCGGGTTCGATAACTTGGCAACGGAAATAATCGCACCGGTTGTCTAAAGCCATTGCGAATTTTAAGTAAAGCTACATCACCAAATTGCACTAAATTTAAAAAAGAGGCCTGTACTTGTTGGGCACTCATGCCCCCTGATATGAAGCGACCAGCTGCCATATTGGCACGGCTTACAACAATGCCACCGTGTTGGGCATTGCGGCGGGTAAGGTTTGCTAATAAATGACGGTCAACGGGTGGCTCCCAATAACCATCCATATCGTTATAAAATAGCGAGTCATAATCTGTTAACCACATATCTGGCATAACTTGCTCGGGTAAGCTAAACACAACAGGCGCATGTTTGGCGTGATCAGCTTGTTGTTGAACAGGTGTTTGGTCTAATTCTGCATGGTCCATCGTGATTTTCTCTTAAATGCGTGGTTTATGGGTTCATTGATCACGGCATGACTTATTGCAAAGAATACGTCTGCATGACCCGTGGTGTTATCGCGACTAGCTTTAAATGTAATTGCACCACCTGATTCAGTGCTGGTTTTGCGAATGGCTAAGCAGCTCATCGCAATGTCTTTATGGGTTGCATCCCATTCAATGCGATTTGCTTCAACTAAGTCGATCATCTTGAGTACTAAGCGGGTTTTACTGGTTACGCTGTAATGAATAGCTTGGGCTTCGCGTGGGTAGAGGGTTTCTATAGAGTCGAATACACCTGCACCAATGCCTGTTGTATCAACGCCAATATAAGTTACGCGATACCTAGCGTATATTTTTTGAATTTCACTTACATGGTGGGCAAAGTTCATCCCGCGCCAATAGTGTTTTTCCAGTACGCGGAATTTTTCACCATCTTTTTTAGGTGGCGCTATCACAACTAATGTGGCGTTATCGCGGGTGCGTGAAGGGTCGTAACCTAGCCATACCTCACGGTTACCAAATGGCTGTGCTGCACTTGGTTTATGATCTTGCCAGCGAGAGGCATCGACCATACATTTTTCAAGGTCGCTGAATTTAAAAATACTGTCAGCATCATCAACAAAGATGCACATAAACAGGTTGTTAAAGTCATCGGCATTGTATTCATCGCGCAGTTCTTCAATATCAAAGAGGTCACAACCCCCGTTTTGCGCATCAACAATGGTAACCACATAGCGCCATTGTTTATCTGGGCAAAGTCTGCCGCCATCGCGTAATTCATCAAAGCTAGGAAACTCGATTTCTTCACGTTCAGCGCGGCCTTGTCGCCAGTGATCCCCCGTCCAAAAAGTATAAGCAGGGTGTGCTTTTGTTGATGGCGTTGAAAAGTAAGTTTTGCGCCACTTTTTATGGGTTGCCATGGCACTGGCAAGTTTATTAAGTTCGTTAAACTTGCCAATCCAAAAGTATTCATCTATATAAACATGGCCGTGGTAACTTTGCGCCGTTTTGCTGTTGGTACTTAAGAACCGAAGTTCTGCATCGCCATGTTTTGTGTGTAATGTAATTGGGTTACCGGTTAATTCAATTTCAAAGAATTGTTGAGCAATAGCAACGATGTAACTGCGGAAAACCTCAGCTTGTGCACGGCTGGCCGATAAGAATATTTGCGGATCACCACTTAACACAGCATCTTTAAATGCTTCACCAGCAAAGTAATACGTAGCACCAATTTGACGGCTTTTAAGGATGTTTCGAATACGTTGATGCAAGTTTGCATGCATCGTTTTTTGATAATCAAAGAGTGAGTCATACCAGGTGCCAAAGTCTTCTTCGGTCAAATGGCTTACATCATTCTTACGTTTGCGGCCTTTTTGTTTTGAATTGCCTTTACCGCTTGGTTGGTGTGTTTCTGGTTGACTATTTTGGGGCTGCGGATTTTTTGCAGCTTCTTCTTGCGCCCGTTGCTTTTTAAGCTTTACATGCTTTTCAATTAGCATGTCGAGTTCTTTAATTTGATTACCTGTCTTATCGCTAATATCAGTTAAACAAACAATGCGCCTTGCAATGGCTTCGTCGACTTCTTCTTCACGAAGTAAATCACGCCAGCTATATTTATCAGCCCAGTAATAAACGACACGGTCATTAGGCAAGTTTAATTCACTGCGAATTTCACTTGGTGTGTAATGTCGTAAATAAAGCCGCTTTGCTGCTTCGCGTATTTCCGATGAATAGGCCATTTAGATGCTAATTACTCATATATAAATTGATAACTAGCGACAGTGTATTCATTTATAATAAGCTTATAACTGACTAAAAAACCTACCTTTTCCTATA